CTTTTGCGAAATTGGAGCCTATTAGTAAAATGCAACCTGGAAATTCTGAAGGAGCGAATAACTTTGAAGTAAGAATAATACAAGGAGCACCATATCTTATAAGTGGCCTAATTGGTCCGTGGATAAAAGCCTTTAATAAAGTTCTAGCTAATGCTTGGAACGGGGTGAATGGAGTTTTATATAGTTCAGGTAGAGATGCGGTGGCATTAGGGAAATTTGTAAAAAAGGCAGCTAACAAACTAGGTTTATCCTTAGAAGAGTTAGTGGCATTTGAAAATGACTTTTCAACATATGATTCATCACTCTGCGCAATCCTGTTGGCAATAGAGAGGAAAATATATTATCGATTCATGAGTCGTAAAGACAAGGAGATTATGAAACAAGCACTAAAATTACAAGAAAAAACAGTGGGTTTCACAAAAGATGGAGATTGTTATACAGTAGAAGGTGGACGTCATAGTGGCGACCCTAACACTTCTTGCGGTAATAGCATGATCAATGCTTTGCTCCTATCATATAGCATGGAAAATGCACTTAAAGATGACAAAGAAAAGTTTGTACTAGGGGAGGATTATTTTATGATTGTATTAGGAGATGATAACCTAATATTGACCTCACCAAAGAAAGCAGCAAACATCGACATCGAGAGAGCAGAAGGTATATTACGGGCGTTAGGCATGAGTCCGAAACTAAATTTTAGAGATCATATTTCAAAATTTGAATTTTGTAGTGGAGTGTTTTTACCATTACGAGATGACGAGGTGATTTTAGCACCAAAATATGGTCGTTTCTTAAGCAGAATTGGAGTTACAGTGTCCAAAAATGAGATTACAAAGACTACTTGTTTAGAATCTTGTTATGGTTTAAAACATTTATACGAACATCCCGTTTATGGAACATACATGCGTAGATTAGAAGAAGTATGTCAAACCTCATTAAAAGAAGTGGCTAGTAAAGATACTGAGTATATGTATCATGGCTACAAAATATTTAATGGCGAACATAGGATTGACTTCGACGATGACAAGGTAGACCAGTGGTTTATAAAACGATACGGAATTCAAATTGAGCAATTTGTGAAAGATCTCTATGGAGAATTAAATAAATTGCAACACATTTCATCAATGTATCACACCACTGAACTCATGGACATTGTATTCAAGACTGATCTTAACATGATCTAAGAACATGCCGTCTGATAATTAAAAACTACAAAACACAGTTCAACTTTATTTATCAACAAACTTTATCGGACGTAATAAAAAGACAACAAAACAATGACGAAACAAGGCAATAAGCAAAATAAGAAAAAGGAAGTTATTAAAATTAATATTCAGGAGAAAAAATTCAACAAAAAACAAAAACCAAAAAATAAAATATCATTCTCTAATAAAAACTCAAACATAAAATCCAAAACAAAAGCAATTGTATCGAAATCATTCAATTTAAAAACAAG